CTCAAATCCCTTTCTTAGCGCCAAATTCTGGTCCTGAGACATCACTTTTCATGATAACCCATAGAATAGCCACATCATACAGAGATAACATTGCTATCAGCCCTGAATATTGGATAGATCAGATTCCTGGATGTATTTCCCGTCATGGACTTAGAAGTTTTCAGGCCACTATTGCCAACTTCTCTGATTTGCGTGATTCATGGATGGACCATATCCGAGAAGACGCACCTCAAAATGTCAAACGTTATGAAGACGCAATCCAAGACAATGACAATGGAAAACCTATTCGTTACACCTTGAAAGCTGTCGTCAAACAAGATGAATTTTTGCTCAAAATTATCACTGGAGGAGAAAAACCCATCATCGGTCTCAAGCCTAGACCAGTCTTTATTTCCCCATATGCCTTAAATGCAATAACAGGTCCCTATTTCTATGAACTTTCAAAAACATGGAAAACTGAATGGGATGGTCGAACTGAATTTATACGACCTGTCTCTTCTTATGGATGGCGAAAATATGTGGGAAAAGTGTTAGAACTCTCTGAAGATGACTTTGAGACTGATATTGATTCATTTTGCTACTATCCTTTTTATGGAGCCTCCCGAACTTGTAAAGAGCTAGGTGAATGGAGAACTTTTATCATCAATCACAACAGAAAAAGTGATATTCTGTATGTGTATCATTTCATGGCTGGTGACGACAGTGGAATCACATTAGCATACAATGATTTCTGGAAAGATTTCTCAGGCGACTTTCACACCTATGATCTGACGAACAAAACTCAATGTCAACGCATGATTCATAGTGCGTATAGATTCATGGGAATTCCAGCGGATGTGGTAGCACGTAGTCTTCAAATCAAAGCAGCTCCAATCTCTGTGGGATCCAAAGATGCTGTAGCAATAATCAAACAAAATAAATTTTGTTATGATTGTGAAGCAGTTTTCACTGGTGATGAGAAACAATGCCCAAGCTGCGGAAATCATCTTCAACAATCACGCTTTCAACCTTCTGGTGTTCCAGACACTACAGTTGGAAACACCGGCGTCCAATTGACAACATTTTTGATTGCTCTTCCTGTTGCCATTTCACTTCTTCGATTAGGACTAATGGATCGAAAAGAAGTTCTTGAGGATTTATCTGTCGAAAATTTTGCTCGTGCTATGATATCCGTCCATGACAGATTGGGTCAACATTTGGATTTTTCTGAAGTCGAACATCCAATGTTTTTAAAAGGTTACTTTATTCCCCTTAATGGAAAATATTATTGGAGCCCTACCCCTGCCATTCTTCTCAAAAGCATGCTCAAAAAAGATCCCAAGATGTATTACAAATATCTCCACAGAGAAGGTTTTCATCCTGTTGATCCAATTGAGATGGCCAGAGGAGCAACAGCCTATCATCAAGCCCGAGTAGCCCAAGGAATGCTCTCTTTCCCTTTGTCTCTTGGACATCGGAAAATTCTTCAACACATGATATCAAAATCTCCTGTGGAGACAATTCAACCTCTCCCGCGTAAGGGTGTACAGGGCGACGCCTCGGTGGCCGTCACTTTGTCTGACTCATTGTGGGAAGAATTATATGAGGACTGGATAGATTTCGT